GTCTATTTTAAATAAATTAGAGCGAAACAGGGCGGAGCTTCTGCCCTGTCTTGAGGTTATGCCTCAACTGATGAGCTCAAGCAATTCAGAAATTAAACAAACAAAACAAGGAGCAACACAAATGAAAACTATACAAATGACAAGCAACAGTTCAGGGCGTCCAGTAGCTAATCAATTTGAATTATATGACGGCTTAGGAAATAGATTTTTTCAAAGTTATAATTCTATGATTGCTAAAATTTCAAATGTTGGAAAAGTCTTTTTAGATAAAAATTACTGGGACTATTCAACAACGACTGGCAAATATAGAAACGCTTTTTTAGGTGAGAATATCGCCGAGACTAGAAAAAAGATAAAAATGGAAGAGCACCAAGAGCAAGAGCTGAAGGCTAAGTTTTTTAAAAAATGGAAGGACGAAGACGAGGCGAAGGCTCAGGCTTTTAGAAATGAGCGTTTAGCTTTAAGAAGACAACTAAACGGCTTCAGAGACTAACAAGAGCGAAACAGGGCGGAGCTTTCCGCCTTGTCTCAGGGTTAAGCCCTGACTGACGAGCTCAGAAGACAAACAAAACAAACAGGAGAAAAAACCATGATTGATTTTATAATTTATGGAATAGTTGACAACGGCGTTATGATTTTAGGAGCTATGACTGGATATGAGTTGGAGCGGTACTTGCCAAAAAGACTCCAAAAGGGTCTGGGTGCTGTCGTAGGTGCAGGACTTGGGAACGCTTGTTCTGATTTCTTGGGCGGTGCTTCTACTGCGTCTTGGGACTTAGCTTTTGGTACAGCTTTTGGCTGTCTCATTGGTTTAGTATTCATTCCTTTATTGGTTTACATTGGTAAACTTAGAAGAGCAAACAAAGCAAAATAAGCAACACTGAAGAGACTTAAGAAGAGTCGAAACGGAGCGGACTTGTGCCGCTCTGTCTGTTGCCTTTTAAAGTTCCCATTGGGAGCGGAGCAACACAAACAAAACAAGGAGTATAACATGAAAGACACTATTCAATTAATTGGTGGCGTTCTTGGAGCGTTGCTGTTCGTTGGCACTATGTGGGCTTTGGCTTGGGTAGGTTGTGCAATGAGTGACGCTTGTTGGTACGCTTATACAGGTCAACTGTAATATGAGCGGTGACCATCAAAGACGTTATGAGATATGGCAACAGCCAGAAACTCGACTGCGTTTTTTATCTAGTGAAGAATGGGCTTTTGATAATAAGATAGCTCAAAAATGTTGGGGTCACTGGGAGCTTGGCACTTGCGATTATAAAGCCGCAGGTGTGAGCGAGGCAGACTTCAATAAATATCAAGATATAAGACGCAGGTTTCTCGACTGGGAGCATAAGGGTCAAATGGCTTTTCTTTATAGAAGAGACAACGATTGGCAAGAGCTTTGCAAAAAATATAATCTTGCAGACTTACCTTATGAATACCGAGAAGAGAAAAAGCGTGACAATCGAAAAGAGCTTCAACAAATTATCCTTCAAGCCGTAAAGGATAACACACTGAAGAAGAAGCCATTGTTGGCTTTTCTTAGAACTAATAATCCTGACCTTAATCCGTCAGCGATTAATAGGCAACTTAACAAACTACTCAAATGTAGAGCTTTAGATATAGACACTAAGTTCAAGACGAAGCGGTACGTTATTATGGGTGCGTACTTTAGCTCACATTACATTAAGTAGTGACTGGGGACTTAGGCGTGAGATTAACACAGACAATCACGCCTTTGTCTTTTTTAAACTAAACAAACAAAGGAGCAATTATGAAACTTAAACAAGTATATGACAAGCAAGACTGGGAGAAGTGCCAGTCTCAAAGAGCGTTGTCTGTTATAGATATAATAGGCAACATAGAACCTAAAAATGTAAATGATGAGCATATTGAAAAAGTTAGAAATAGACTTGAGAAAAAAGGTTTATCAGGTGCTACGATTAATAGATACTTAGCGTCCTTATCTAAACTTTTAAAGTATGCTCATAAGCGTTATACAATTTTTAATATGGAGCGTATGCCGCACATTGAATGGTATAAAGAAAGTAAAGGTAGAATAAGATATATAAGCAAAGAAGAAGAAGCTAAAATTATTGAGCTATTAAAGGACTCAGAATATCTGAGCCTCTATCTTTTTCTTATGGATACTGGAATGAGATTGAGCGAAGCACTTTCATTTACTAAAGAGGATATTCAAGAGCTTGAAGACAAAACCTATATAACTTTATATGGCACTAAAAATGGAGACACTAGAAGCGTTCCATTAACGGATAGAGCAAAGAAACTGAGCGTTAATACTTTTCAACATTTAGATTATTGGAAAGCTGAAAACACTTGGAAACAGTTGCGTAAAAATATGGGACTAGCAAATGATAAGCAATTTGTTATTCATTCTTTACGTCATACTTGTGCGTCAAGATTAGCTCAGTCTGGGAAAATTGAGTTGCATATAATAAAAGAATTACTAGGTCATAGAAGCTATAATACTACTTTAAGATATAGCCATTTTAAACCTAGTAATTTATTAGGAGCGGTGGACATTTTAAATAACTTAGATTAAAGTACCCATTATAGATTAACCACAACCATCACTTAAGGAGTGTTAATAATGACAAAACTATTAGAAGTAATGCCTACTTATAAAGACCAAGTTGAACATGAAAAGCAAATGCTTGAGCTTGGAAAACAAAGAACTAATAAAAGAAGACAGTCTCACATTGAGCGTGAGGAAGAGTCAGTTACGAGCTACGGAAAAGTAATGGTAGCAAATACCATAAGACCTTTAGCAATGGGTATAAAAGAATACCTTGAGACATGTGCTAAGAATACAATAGGGCAACCACCAGTAGCTTTCATGCACCTTGCAGGAGTAGACCCTGAAATATCCGCCCTTATCACAGCCAAACATATCATTAATACAATCACACAATACAAACCACTTACCGCTACTTGTATTAGCTTAGGTGGTAAAATTGAAACAGAAGAACAGCTTAAGAATTTTCAGTTTTTAAATCCTGAGCTTTACCAAGTAGTAAAGTTAGACCTTGATAAGAGGTCATGGAACTATGCTTACAAAAGAAGGAAGCTAAGAGAGACAGCCAAAAGAGGAGAGGTGGCTTGGACTGAGTGGACTACACCTCAAAAACTACATGTTGGTATTCGTCTAGTTGAGCTTATGGTTGAGAAGACAGGGCTAATTGAAATTGGCACTGAGACTATCAATCGTAAAAGAACTAAGATTATTAAACAGACTCAGAAAACTAGAGAGTGGATTAAAAATAGGAATGAGTTTAACGAACTGTTAAACCCAGAGTACCTGCCAACAGTTATGCCGCCGAAACAATGGACGTCTGTAAGTGGTGGCGGTTATTGGACTTCAGAGTTACCAGAGCTTGACCTTGTTAAACAAAGAAACAAGAAATTTAAGAAAGAGCTTGAGAACTTTAAAATGCCTGAAGTTTACAGTGCAGTAAATGCAATGCAGAACACAGCGTTTAAGGTAAACAACTTTATACTAGGAGTTATGCAAGAGGCTTGGGACAAAGGAATAGCCATAGGCGGTATGCCGCCGATAACTAATATGGAAATACCTAACAAGCCACACGACATTGACACTAACGCTGATAGTAGGAAAGCGTGGAAGAAACAAGCAGTCGTAGCTCATACTGAAAATGCTAGAATGTTTAGTAAGAGGTTATTGTATGCTAAAATTATTTGGTTAGCTCAAAAGTTTAAGCAATACAAAACAATTTACTTTCCATTACAATTAGATTTCAGAGGGCGTTGTTATGCTGTCCCTGCTTTTCTTAACTATCAAAGTATAAGTGGAGCTAAGGCTTTGTTAAACTTTAGTTATGGTAAAGCTATCACAAAAGAAAACAAAGGTGATTTCTGGTTAGCCGTACATGGAGCTAACATGTGGGGTAAAGATAAGCAAACACTTGAAGGTAGAGTTGAGTGGGTAAAAGAAAATGAAGACATGCTTATTAAATGTGCTGAAGACCCATTTACTAATAGACAGTGGGAAGACGCTTCGTCTCCGTTTCAAGCTCTAGCATTTTGTGAAGAGTGGAGACAGTTTAAAGAACAAGGCTATGGGTTTGTCTCAACAATACCAGTTGCGATTGATGGCTCATGTAATGGACTACAATTATATTCACTAATGCTTAAAGATAAAGAAGCAGGAAAGTTAGTTAATGTAGTGCCAAGTAAAACACCGCAAGACATTTATCAGTTAGTTGCTGATAGTGTGACTGAGCGTTTAAAAGAAGAAGCACAAAAAGGAACAGTCTATGCTCAGATGTGGTTAGACTATGGAGTTAAGCGGAGTACAACAAAGAGAAGTATTATGACAATCTGTTATGGGTCAACAAGATACTCATGCACAGACTTTGTTGTTGAAGACTTAACTAAACGACAGGATAAAGGAGAGAAGCACCCATTCTTTACAGATGTTTTTAAACCTGCAAGTTTCTTAGCAGGAATTATCTGGGACAGTATTGGAGACAATTTAAAAAGTGCTCGAATAGGAATGGATTATCTGCAAACGATTTCAAGATTGTTAGCAAAAGAACAGCTACCTATTCATTGGATAACACCAGTTGGATTTCCAGTGTATCAATCGTATCCTGAAATGAAAAGCAAACGAGTCAAAGCAATGTTAATGGGTGAAGTTATTAAACCTAGAATAAACACTGAGACTGATAAGACCGACAAGTTGCGAATGAGTAATGCTATTGCACCTAATCTGGTTCATAGCACTGACTCTGCCGCAATGATGAAGACTACAAACATAGCTTATGAAAATGGCATTAGAAATTTTTGTAATGTCCACGATTCATTTGCTACTACAGCAGGAGATGTTGAAACATTGACTGCAAGTTTAAAGGAAGCGTTCATACAAATATTTACTGAACATGATGTGTTGAAAGAATTTAAAGAAGATGTCTTTCACCAGATACCTGAAAACTTAAGAGCTAAATTACCTGAAGTACCTGAGAAGGGTGATTTAGATATAACATTACTCAGGGAATGTGACTTTTTCTTTGCTTAATAGTAAAGTACCCTTAATAGACAAGAAAGGTTAAAACATGGAAAAAGAAAATGGATACTACCAACAATTCAGAACCATGCCATTAGATACGGCAGTAAGTTTTATGATGAAGGGGTGGATAATCGAAGAACCAATAGAGGACGAAGACAATGAAGAACAATAATGTAAAGATTGTATCACCAGTTGGAGTGAGCCAGTACGCATGGCTAACACAACCTGATACTAGGTTTGATAATGATGGTCATTACAAGACTAATTTAATTATTAAAACTGAAGACGCAAAGCCACTCATTAAACAAATTGATGATGAGATGGCGGCTAGTCTTACTCTTGCTAAAGAGAAGGCTAAAGGTAAGAAAGTTAAGGAAGGTAATGCTCCTTACGAAGCTGAAGTAGATGATGAAGGTCAAGAGACTGGAAACACTATCTTCAAATTTAAAACTAAAGCACAAATCATTTCTAAAGATGGGAAAGTTATTCCTAATCGAGTTGCTTTGTTTGATACTAAAGGCAAACCAATGACAGATGTAAATGTCTGGTCAGGAAGTGAGATGAAATGCTCTGCTGAACTTATCAAATATTACACTGCAATCGCAGGTGCAGGAGTTTCAATGAGACTACGAGCTTGTCAGATAACTAAGTTAGTTGAAGGTGGTAGTGGTAACGCAAAAGGATACGGCTTTGATGATATTAAAGACGGATACGAATTTGTAGAAAGCAAAGAAAATGATGTTCAAGAAGAGACTGAAACACAAGCGTCTGACTTCTAATCAAGTTGGACACAAGTATGGTTTCAGGTCAGGACTTGAGGAGCAAATAGCTGATGAGTTAAGAGGTCTGCGTGTGTTGTATGAATTTGAAGAGACTAAGTTGAAATATACTAAGCCTCAAAAAATACATACTTATACACCAGACTTCTACTTACCTAAGCAAAAGATTTTTATTGAAACAAAAGGTCTGTTTATGACAGCAGACAGACAAAAGATGAAGCTCATTAAAGAGCAACATTCAGATAAAGATATTAGATTTATATTTTCAAATGCAAAAGCTCGAATAAGTAAAAAGTCTAAGACTACTTACGCCATGTGGTGTGAGAAGTATGGATTTCAATGGGCTGATAAACACATACCGAAGGAATGGTTAAATGAGTAACGAGAGAGAACAAACTAAGTATATAATAATACACTCTACCGATACTCTACCTGAAAAAGATTTATCTGCAAAAGATGTAGCTGACCAAGACAGAAAAGAAGGTTGGCTATCATGTCGCTTTCATAAAGTTATTACTAGAGATGGTAATGTCGAAGATGGCAGAGATATTAAAATTGCAGGAGCTCACATTGAGAATAGTGAGAAAGTAACTAACGCAAACTCAATAGGAATTTGCTTAGTAGGCGGCAAAGGAATTGATGATAAGCCTGATTGTAACTTTACCTTAAAACAGTACAACGCTTTAAGTGAGCTTGTATCTGAATTAAAATTAGAGTATAAGAAAGCTGTTATCATGGGCTACAGAGATGTAGCTGATGTCCTGTCTCCGCACTTCAACATAAAGGAGTTGCTGAGATAGTTTTGTTTGACCCTGCCAGTAGCAATACTGGTGGGGTTTTTTTATTCCCAAATATTTAATCAAAAAAATTTAGAGAGAAAATGGAAAGTAACTTTTTATATCACAGCCCATGTGAAGACTGCGGTTCTAGTGACGCTAACAGCGTTTATGATGATGGACACACGCATTGTTTTTCATGTGGCATAACCAAGAGAGGACAGGATTTGACAACACCAGAAACTAAAACAATAAACAAAGACTTTGTTACAGGTCAAGTTACACCTCTTACTAAACGAGGTTTAGATATAACAACTCTCCAAAAATTTAATTATCAAACTGGTACATACAATGGGAAGCCAGTTCAGATTGCAAACTATTATAATAAAGACAGACAATTAGTTGCACAAAAATTACGACACCAAGATAAAACTTTTCAATGGTTAGGTGAAGCAAAAGAGTCTGGTTTATTTGGTCAGCATTTGTGGAGAGACACAGGAAAAATGTTGATAGTCTGCGAAGGAGAAATTGACGCCTTATCAATTAGCAAAATTAATCAGAATAAATTTCCTGTTGTTAGTATTAAATCAGGAGCTCAAGGTGCAAAGAAAGATATACAAAGAGAACTTGAATGGGTTGAAGGTTTTGAATCTGTTGTCTTTATGTTTGACCAAGACGAACAAGGTAAAGCAGGTGCACTAGCATGTGCAAAATTACTTACACCTAATAAAGCAAAGATTTGTACGTTACCTATGAAAGACGCTAACGATATGTTGGTTGCAGGTAAAGTAAAAGAATTAGTAGATTGTATTTGGTCAAGCAAAGCATACAGACCAGATGGAATAGTATTAGGTTCAGACTTATGGAATGAAGTTAAAACAGAAGATGAGTATGTCAGTGTAGATTATCCATTTGAATGTATGAATACAAAGACACATGGTCTTCGTAAAGGTGAGCTTGTTACAATAACAGCAGGTTCAGGTGTAGGTAAGAGTAGTTTCTGCCGACATATTGCTCTGCATTTATTGCAGAAAGATTTTAAAGTTGGATACATTGCATTAGAAGAAAGCGTTAAGAGAACTGCTCTTGGTATAATGGGTGTGTCATTAAAGAAACCATTACACTTAACAAGAGAGGGCGTAGATGAAACCGAACTTCACAAAACATTTGACGCTACTGTTGGTAATGGGAGCTTTTATTTATACAATCACTTTGGCTCTACAGCTAGTGACAATCTAATATCTAAAATAAGATACTTAGCTAAGTCATGTAACGTAGACTTTGTTGTACTTGACCATTTACACATGGCACTATCAGCCGTTGGTGATGAGACAACAAATGATGAAAGAAAACTTATTGACTACACAGTTAGTAAGTTAAGAACTTTAGTAGAAGAGACAGGCATTGGATTAATATTAGTTAGTCATTTGCGTAGGTCTACTGAAGGGGACAAAGGTTTTGAAGATGGAAAGCAAGTTACATTAAGTAGTCTTAGAGGTTCAGCAAGTATAGCTCAACTATCTGACATGGTTATTTCTATGGTTAGAGATTTAAAGTCAGAAAAAAATACTACTAAAGTACAAATACTTAAGAACAGATTTAGTGGTGAGACAGGAAACTGTTGTGATTTGTTTTATGATTTAGAAACAGGTTGTCTTACTGAAGTGAAAGCTGATGTCTTAGATGACTTCTAGGAGAAATGCTAGGCAATGGACACACCTAGTAATGGAAGCATTAGCTGAAGCAAAGATACAACGAGATAAAATAATTACTATTCATGTAGCCAAAGACTCTTCGTTTGTGGCTGTTGAACATGCAATCATGGCGTTGATGGCTGACGGCGTAGAAGCCGCCTTCCGTTTAGACATACAAAAACACACATTACATTAGGAGAACACATTGACATTACCAACAGTAACCAAGAAAATATTAAATGCAGATTATGTGCAAGTCACATGGTCTGACATAAATAGCAATTCTTCTTGGCTGTCTTTGAAAGACGCTCTCAATAGTAAAGTTACAATTTGTATCTCAACTGGTTGGTTAATTAAAAAAGATAATGAGGTGCACATAGTTGTTTCAGATGTGAACTTCAATGATGATGGAACATTAGGAGATGTAGGTAACATAACTACCATGCCTTCTAGCAATGTAATTAAAGTTAAGAAGATAAAATTATGAGATATTGTTTTGACATAGAGACAGATGGATTTCTTGAGGACTGCTCAACAGTTCATTGTATTGTCTTAAAAAATATTGACACGAATGAAATATTAAAACCCACGAATGAAGAAGCGGTTAGACTTTTAGAGAACGCAGATTTAATTGCAGGTCATAACATAATTAAGTTTGATATACCTGTACTAGAGAAATTTTTTGGCTTTAAAACTAAAGCTAAAATTTTCGATACAATCGTAGCAACTCGTTTGTTGTTCCCAGATATTAGGGACAGTGACTTTAAACGAAATGACTTCCCTGCGAATTGTATTGGTCGACACAGCTTGAAAGCGTGGGGTTATAGGGTGGGCAATTACAAGGAAGCATTTGATACAGACTGGAAAACATTTAGTCCTGCTATGCTAGACTATTGTGTTCAAGATGTAGAAGTCACTCACAGTTTATTTACTATGATACATAACAGAGGTTACTCTGAACAAGCAATGGACTTAGAACATGAGGTAGCTACACTTATCTACACTCAAGAGAAACATGGTTTTACTTTTCATAAAGAGAAAGCCGAAGCATTGTATTCTAAATTAAATGCAAGACGCATGGAATTAGAAGAGGAACTATCTAAAATCTTTTTACCTATTACTACTAAAAGAGTATCAGAAAAAACAGGTAAACAATTAAAAGATAAAGTAACAGTCTTTAATCCATCAAGCAGACTACACATAGCTGATAGATTAAAAGAAAAATATAACTGGCAACCAGAAGAGTTTACACCAGATGGTAAACCTAAACTAGATGACTCAGTGTTATCACAACTGGAATATCCTGAAGCAAAAATTTTATGTGAACATTTCTTATTAGATAAAAGAATAGCACAACTAGCTACAGGCAATCAGGCATGGTTAAAGGTAGAACGTAACGGAAAGATACATGGTGTCTGTAATACGAACTCAACTGTTACAGCCAGAGCTACACATTCCTCACCAAACTTAGCACAGATTCCTAGTGTGTCTGTTCCATTTGGAAAAGAATGTAGAGAATTATTTACTGTACCCAAAGGTAAGAAGCTAGTGGGTATAGATATATCAGGATTAGAAGTCAGAATGTTAGCTCACTTCATGTCTAAGTATGATGACGGAGAATATTCTAAAGTTGTATTAGAAGGTGACATACATACAGAGACACAGAAACTTGCAGGGCTAGAGTCAAGAGACCTTGCGAAGCGTTTTTACTACGCATTTTTATATGGAAGTGGAGTAAAAAAGATAGCATTAATTACTGGCAAGAAAGTTAGTGAAGCGTCTAAAGTTAAAAAGCGTTTCTTAAATAATTTACCTGCGTTGAGTAAACTCATTA